AGCCCCGACAAGATCGAGGCAATCGAACTGCTCGCCTTAGACGAGCAAGAACGCTTTGATGGCGATGGTGGGTACGATGAAGAATAAGCCGCCGCCAAGCATTGGATGGTGGCCCACCGGCGAGCACAAGGTGCGCTGGTGGAACGGCAAGTGCTGGTCTTGGGCCTGCCTGGACAGCGACAACGAGCACCAGATACGTCATTACAGCGCCAAGGAATCAGCCGATGACGTAGTGTGGTATCCACGGCCCGCATGGTGGCCAGAGAGGTCAAAGACATGAACCGAGAAGAGTACTTCTGCAAGGCGGCAGCCCGCCAGAGCTTGTTCTGCGCTGTCTGGATCGTCGCCCTGGTGGCGCTGATCGCGTGCCTAGCATGACACACATCGGCTGGATGGTCAGCGAGTCAGGCGTCTGCATCCTGCTCACCAGGCGCCGCGAAGAGATGCAGTACTGGGTCGATCTTGGGTGCACTGCAACACCGCTCTATGCGTTGCCCGCTGTGTAACGCACCGACCAGCGTTGTCTCAACTCGCCACCAGCCCAACAACACAACCCGAAGGAGATACGAATGCTTCAACAACCACCGGTTCAGCACAATCGAACGACACGCCGTTTTCCCAGGTCGCTCGAAGAAGCCTTTGGCGGGGACGGTTACGCCATTACCCACTACCGCAACAGATGGAGTTGGGCCAACCGAGCCGCAGCCTTCATTGCATGGGTGCTGGCGATCGCTTACGGAGTGACGCTATGGACTTGAAGAGCCAACTGCTACGCGAAGAGGGCGCCGAGTCCTGCGCGTACCAGGACAGTCTCGGCTACTGGACCATCGGCGTAGGCCGGCTGATCGACTCGCGCAAGGGCGGCGGGTTGTCAAACGATGAGATCAACTACTTGTTGGACAACGATATCAAAGCCAAGACCCGCGAGGTATTGCTGGCGCTGCCGTGGATGCCCAGACTGTCCGAGCCGCGTCAGGCCGTGCTGATTGGCATGGCATTCCAGATGGGTATGAAGGGTTTGCTCCAGTTCAAGCGGATGCTGGGCAGCATTGAAGATGGGCAATACGTTGAAGCGGCAGAAGAGATGGTCAAGAGCCGCTGGGCCATGCAGACGCCTAAGCGGGCGTACAGGATGGCGCAACAAATGGAGACAGGCGAATGGATCCCCTGACCGCAGGCGTCGAACTGGCGCAGACCGTCATCACGCGCATCTGGCCGGACAAGTCAGCCGCCGATGCGGCGCAACTTGCCGCTCAGGTCGCCATCGTCCAAGGCCAGCTGGACGTCAACCGCGCCGAGGCATCGAGCCCCAGCGCCTTCACGAGCGGCTGGCGCCCAGCGATTGGCTGGGTCTGCGCATCGGCGCTGGCTTGTCAATACATCGCCAGACCGCTGGTCCAGTGGACCGGCATTGTGCTCGACCACCCGCTGCCGACGCTGCCTGGCATCGACGATAACCTCTGGCAACTGATGTTGGGGATGCTCGGGCTCGGTGGCCTCAGAACTTTTGAGAAAACTAAGGGGATTGCGTCGTGACCGATGAACGCATTGCCGAACTGATGGGGTGGCGTTGGCCAACTAGCCTCCACCCTGACGACATGCTTGCGAAGGTGCGGGCAGTTGTACGCGAAGCTGTACGCACTGATGCATTTGCAGAACGATGCAAGCTGGCAACGGACTGCCTGCCCCAGTCACCCTACCGGGTGATGCTGGAGAACCTGCATCGTGAGATGTTGGGCATTAAGCAGAGGGTTGAGCCATGAACGAACGAATCCGAACATTCATGGAGGATTGTTTTGATATCTCCATCGACGGTCGCGGGCGGGAGGAATGCACTGCCGACTATATCAACGTGCAGAAGTTTGCCGACCGTATCGTCCGGGAGTGCGCCGAGTTGAGCACCGGCTATACCGGCAACGTCAAACTCTTAATCTGTAACCATTTTGGGCTTGAGCCATGACCGAGCGCACCGCGTTTGAAGCGTGGGCCGATAAACATTGGGGCAACTCTGCGTATCTGCACAAGAGCGCTACCAGTGGTGAGTGGGATGCATGGCAGGCTGGGCGTGTTGACCTAGCGCAGGTGGGGGACTGCGGGGAAACGTGCAAGAGGGCCAAGCTCTGCTATGCCTGTTCAAAAGAGTTGGGGGCGCTAACCAGAGGAGACATTTTGCGTTGCATTGAAACCGACGAATTATGCACGGTGTGGGCTACATCCACATCTGGAAAGACGGGTGTTAAGTGGGCCAGTAACGACTTTGCAGAGTACACGGCAGAGCAGATTGGAGAGTTGTTTTGGATTGAACCCGGTGGTTGAACCCGTAGCATGGATGGTTTACACAGAAGACGGTAAATCTGTGTATGTAACCGATAACCCAACCGACATCCAGCAAGGCCAACGAGCTTTGCCGCTTTATACGAAGCTTGAGTGGCAGGGGTTGACGAAAGCTGATGTAAATAAACTCACAAAATATGTGATTGCGTTTAAAAGCGAGGTTGTGGAGTTTATTAGAGAAGCGGAAGCCAAACTCAAGGAGAAGAACACGTGACCGAGACCGAAAGAAACCTAGACCTCCTGCTGGGCGATGCCCTAGCAGAAAATGAGCGGCTGCGGCGAGAGTTGAAGTACCAAGACGCCAGGGAAGGTTACATTGGCACGCATGGCCCAGACTGCTGGTCATGGGGGCCGCGTCACTACGAGTGCGCGCTGCGGCACATAGGCGGCTCAAATGATGCATCCTGACACCGAATTGCTGATGCACCTTGCCGCCAACCTGGTACGCGAGTACCCAAACGGCGTGAGCACGATTCAGATGCACCTGCGCATGGAAATCTCGCTGGACAAGGCCCGCAAGATTCTGTGCTTTGCCCGCAAGGCGCGGCTGCTGGGCGTGGCCGGTAGCGGCGTCACTGCGCGCTGGGCGTCACCTGAGCGAGCGGCAGAGCTAGACGCTGGGCGATGGACCAAGCGCAAGCTGCAGCACAAGGCGTGCCGGGACCGTAGGACCGCGAGGTTAGCAGCCCGCCAGGCCGCATCGGAACTGGCGCCGCGTCGGATCGCCAAACCGTTTAGGATCAACGCACCGAATTCAGTATGGCAACTAGTGGACTTTCCATGCGACCAACTAAAGCGGCGATAGACGCCATCCGCGAGGCCTACATGGCCGACGTTCTGACGATCCGCAAACACATCCTAGCGCTCAATGATCCGCATCTGGAGGACGCCTGGGCCGGAATTGAGACGTTCGCTGCGGTGGCGCTGCGGGTGATGGCGAAGACCAACCCTAGCAAGCTCAAGAGCGAGATGGTGACTGTGGGTATCTCGGCGCTGTTATGAAAATTGCTCCGATATCCCTCAAGTTGGCGCAGGAGTATGTGCGCGAGCATCACCGGCACAACAAGCCCCCGATTGGCCACAAGTTTAGCGTTGGCCTGTTTGTCGATGACGTTCTTGTGGGCACGGCAACCGCTGGTCGGCCAGTGGCGCGGATGTTGGACGATGGGCTGACGCTGGAGGTGACGCGCACTTGCACCGATGGGACGCGCAACGCCAACTCAAAACTGTACGGTGCCATCTGCCGCGCAGCTACTGCGCTCGGCTATGCGAAGTGCGTGACGTACACACAGCACGATGAGTCTGGCGCGTCGTTGCGCGGCGCTGGCTGGGCAGTTGCCGCTCAACTTCCGGCCCGAAAGGGTTGGGATGCGCCGAGTCGGAAACGCTCCGACATAGGGTCGGGTGATGTTGCGCGTATTCGCTGGGAGCGGGTGCTATGACCTGTCGACCTTGCCGTCCAACTTGTCAAAGATGCGCCCCAACAGGTCGCGAATCTCTTTGAGGTCTGACCGGTAATCGTCCCGCGTGACGTAGGTCTTGGGTAGCTCGACCGATAGGCGGGTCAGGTCGGCTTTCAACTCCTTGACCGCTGACCACAACTCCCTTGCGAACCAGCCGGTAACCGCGCAAGCGGTAGCAAGGCCAATGTCGATCAGGTGTTGCGAATCCATCAGATCATCCTAGCAAGGAGTGGCACCGCGCCGCCGGCGCAGGTTGCCAGGGCATCAAGCCATTCTACTCCGTGCGTAGGGGTCAAGCCCGCCCTGATAGCACGTTGGTTGGAGAGCCAGTCGAGCACCTCCTTGCCCACTGCGGCCAGCACTACGAGGCCATAGGCTGCGTCAGGGCGGCGCAGGATGGCCAGCGCCAGCAGGAAGATCAGTGCGCCGTAGACGGCGTGGTTGGCTTTGTCCTGGGGAAGCGATGGCATTGTGTGAATCCTTCGATTCCCTGGTGAGCCGCACCAGTACGGTTATAGCGGCGCTAAAGAACCACTTGAATTAAATGTATGGATGGTGTTACCACCAGAAGTTGTAACCGTACCACCAGAGAATAGTTGCGCGCCAGAGTAAGAGATGATGACTACGCCTGAGCCGCCTGAACCGCCGTTTGAGTTACCAACTGCCGCTGTGCGCCCGCCACCACCGCCGCCACCACCTAAGTTAGCAGTTCCGTCTGTCGCCGCAATAATACTTGCTGACCCTGCGCCGCCGCCACCCGTACCGCCAGACCCGCCTGACCCAATAGATGATACCGAACCGCCGCCACCGCCACCAGCATAGGTAACACTTGAACCGCTTGTGCTATTGGCGGTTCCATTCCCGCCATTTCCACCGTTTGCTGCATCGCCATTTGAACCTACTGCGCCAGCACCACCCCCGCCACCACCTGTTGAAGAAGCGCCATTACCACCGTTGTTGCCTTGTCCAGAAGTACCAGAGCCACCTGTTGAAGAAGTACCTCCGTGTGCAGAAGCGCCGCCTCCAGAGCCTCCAGACCCACCATTGACTGCAACCCCACCACCACCAAATCCACCGCCTGTTGATGTAATTGTTGAAAATGTGCTATTTGACCCACTACTTCCACTTGTAGCATCGGCTGTTGCGCCAGCACCGCCACTTCCAACCGTTACTGGGTAAGAAAGGCTTGAATTTAATGAAAGTGTTCCAGTTAGCAATCCACCCGCGCCACCAGCACCTTGACCGCCACTACCTCTACCGCCACCACCCCCACCAGCAACAACAAGGTATGTTGCTGTGGCAATAACGCTTTGGCGGTTTGTCAAAAAAGCATTGATTGCTGCGAACATTATGCCTCCCAGGGCATTCCAGCAGCCTGAGTAGGAGCCGCCATCAGATCAAGCGTGACTTGCAGATTGGCTTCTGTATCAGGTGCGGCTTCCTTAACCCAACCCAGCACGATATCCTGGGTCAGGTCTTCATAGGGAATCACCGCCTTATCAGGGTCTTGAGTCCAGCAGGCTGCGCTGGTCATCCCTGTAGTGTTCACACCGTCATTGGCAGTTACACCAAACTTCGCCAGGATGACAAACCCATCCGCGGTGGTGCGTTCCAGATCGTTGATAGTCCAGATGTAATCGGTCATGGTGTGTAGCCTTGTGAGTATGAGCCGTACCAGTTTGTGCCGTCAGCGACAAACGTCAGAATGTCCATCTTGCCCACGGTGGCCGTGATGGTTGGTGCGCCGGAGGAGTTCCACTTCACACTGGTAAATGTTGCCGTGGTTGCTGTACCGGATGCTGGTTGCTTGAGCAGCAAGATGAATGACTTGCCTGCAGTAGCCGTTGGCATTGTGAACGTACATGCCGTAGCACTGGTTAGCGTAGCAGTAAGTACAGTACCGGCAGTGATCGCCAGGGTTGCTGATGCGCCTACTGTGCCGCTGGCTACTATGGTTTCGGTGTATGCGGATACAGTCAGGGAGCCCGTGTAGGAAATGACCCCCGAGCTATCAATCCGCATCCTCTCAGCACTACCAGCAGCAATAATCACAGTATCGCTAAGGCCAGCAGTCCCGTTAACTGATCCTATGATTGTGTTGTTGCTGCCTGTGGTTAAGTTAGGGCCTGCGTAAGTCCCTATGGCTATATTATTTGAACCGGTATTACTATATAAGGAGTTAAGCCCAATTCCAACATTGTTATTGCCAGCAATGTTTGCTTGAAGGGAGCCAGCACCACCAATAGCTGTATTATTTACCCCAGTAGTGTTTACGTATAATGCATAAGGGCCAATTGCTACGTTGTACCCCCCACTCAAGCTCCCACTACTCAGCGCCCCAACACCAACCGCTGTATTTCCCCCAACAGCATTAGCCCCCAGACCCACGGTCAGACCTTGGATCACTGCGCCGCCAGTCAGGGTTGAGACGCCTGTGACACCAAGGGTTGTGGTCGAAGTGAGGCTCAAAGCACTCACAGCCCGCCCAGCGGTCAAGTTGGCCACCGAGACTTGCTTGGTGGTCGAGCTTTGCACAATCGGCAGAACCTCGGTGCCCGCTAGGGGCGTGGTACTTGCCGGGAGGGCACTGATTTTTGAGTCAGCCATTTTGCTTGTTCCTTTGCTTTATGATACACGAACAGAGTTGATTAGACCGAGGTGATGGTCTGCCAGGCCGCGCCAGAGTAGACGCAGAGCTTGGCAAGTGTCGAGTCGAAGATCACCAGACCAGCAACCGGGCTGACAATGGCGTTCTTCTGCGTGGTGGTCATCACCGGGAACTTAAAGCCCAGTGTCGTCGAGGTGACATCCACAATGGCGCTAGATGCCGGGGTGCCTGTACCGATGCCCATCAGGCCGGCGCTGGTGATGACAACGCGCTGGGTGCCAGAGCTTGTGCCAGTGGTGAACGTAAGTGCAGTGGGCACTACGCCCGCCGAGACTGCGCCATCACAATATCCAGTGACAGCCGCAAACGCTTGGTTGGACGTTCCGTCTGCCCCTAAAAAAGCTATAGAGCCAAGCACGTCATTTGCTTGTACAGCGTCAACAGAAGTTGCAGTCAACCCACGAGTTTTGAGCAACAGAAGATTGGCGCCGGTTGTGGTGTTGGAGTACGCCCGCTGCAAAATGTTCTGCGCACCAGTAGATGCTAGCCCGTAAACTTGCAAGCCCTGAGCGCCTGCGCTACTGGCAACACCAACAAGAACCTTGCTAGACGCCGTTACAAGAACAAAATTTCCAGTCGGGGATGGAATAGAAGTATTTACTGAATTAAATACAGCGTCACCTGCCCCAGTGACATACGCAGTTTCAAACCCGCTGGTGTTGTATATTGCCAGCGCCCTGGTCGTTCCAGTGAACTTTGCCTCACCAACTCCGGTGATCTTTGCGGTTTCAACACCACCAGAATCCAGCACTGATAAGACAGTGGCAGCGCTAGTGCCGTAACTCTGAAGTTTTAGAACAGCTTTACCAGCAGTGGCTGGTGTTTGATAGCGCATAACTGCGCCTTCTCGGGTCTCGTACATATTTCCATCACCAAGATCATTGATGTTGGAATTTACCATGGTGAATCCATGCCCAAGAATTCTGCACTCTCCAGAATCTGCGGTAAATTGAATTTCATATCCAGTTTGATCGCCTGGATTTTCCATTCTCGGCCAGTATATTACATTGTTGTTGCCATTTATAATTGCAGCAGTTGCTAGTGTGGCTGAATTATCCTCAAACGATGGGCCGTAAAATCTATTGTTGTTAAGTTGGCTTGATGCAAAATGAGCAATTTCCAAATTGGTGGTTGTAACCGCCGGGTATGTGCTGCTATGGTTGAACGTACCACCATAAAAGTTGTTCTCGTTGCAGTAGCCAACGCTGCCAGCATTAAGGTATATATTGCGCCTGTTATCATGCACAAAACCAATGTGGATTTCGTTATAGCTAAATCCGCCATTGGCTTGATCGCCATAGCAGAATATGCCATCTCTAAATCCGCTGCATCGGCGTATATCAATGTAACTTGATGTAAGGTTCCGCAATTGAACGCCAGATGACGCCCCTGCAGTATCCAGAGAAAGACGCTCTACTTTAATTCCAGTTGCCGTAATGCCGGCAATATTGGCTGTAGTGCTTCCAATCCGGATAGCCGGGTCATTTGATACACTAGAAACAATGCTGCCAATAAATGTAATAGTTGAAAACTCTGGCAGGTCAAATGTTAATACACTAGAAGTTGTATATGTTCCGGCGTTAATAATTAGTTGTGGAGACGTTAGCGTTTTGGCGTACGTAATTGCCGCTGTGATGGCGCTGGTAGCGTCAAGGACGCCGGTAGAATCGGCCCCAAAGTCTGTTACGTTTACAACTTGCTGAAGGTATTCCTGCACTGTAGTAGTTACAGCGCCCGTGCCTGGAGATGTGTAATCAACATCTGAGGCATCAACTTTAACAACCACCCCGCTGAAGCGATCAGTTGCCGCCAGAGAGCTATAAACAGCACTCCCCTTGGCGTTTTGAACCAAGATGCTGTAATCGCTGCCCGCGTAGATTACTGCCGGCGTGCCTGAATTGACAATGTAGCCGCCAGATGTGCGCAGTGGCTGCGCTGCTGTCTGCGTCAGCGCGGCGTCCCAGTAGATGCTGATCGGGTTGGTCTGTGGCGCCAGATTGACCGTGCCGATCCAGATGTAGCCATTGTCCAGCGGCTGGCCCGCCGTATCGGTGAAGATTGGGTAGGCGGGTTGGATTGATAGTGCGGTCATTTATTGGCTTTCCTGGGTGG